ACCCAGGATGCAGTACCCTTGCTTGCCACCACAGGAATTTTCTTGTCGCCGCTGGACGTGGTAATAACATTGGCAATCTGCCTAAAGATATTCTCCTCTTCCAGCGCTTCCACAAGAGTACGCTCAAAGTCGTCGGGGACAAGATATCCACCTTCGGTGTCCTCTCCAATCTGCAGCGCGTTATGCACGTCATATTTGCGCCTGCCGCGCATCATGTTCCAGAAAGACTGCCTGTACTCATCGCTGGCACGTCCGGTTTTTTCATTGTTGCCAGATATGGAAGCGGGCTTGTCTTTGATGGGAACATTCAGCGGTTTTGACAGTTCCAGATCTATGGCAGCCTGACGTTCGAGACGTTCTATTTCTTTGCCAAGCGCCACCACATCGGCTTCCATTTTTTCATATGTCGCGGTGTCCTCCGGTGAAAGCAGTCCGTCGTTCCCACGTTTGCTGTCGAGGAAAGCCTTAGCAGCTTCCCATACTTTAGCGCGTTTTTCACACAGTTCCAGTATTTTGCTCATAATCAAATCCTCCTTACGGTTTTAATAAAAAAAGCCGCTTTTCAAGCGACTCAATCGGGGTTCCTTTTGGTTTTTCTTTGGGTTTAAGCTTTTGCAGGATGGAATTTGTCACTGCCTGCCTGCTGAAAATCATTCCTCCTGATACTTCAAATTCGGATGGAAATGATTCATCTTCCATAAACAAGATGCCATCGGCAAAGCCAAGTTCCACTGCTTTTCTTGCATTAAACCAGCTTTCCGCATCCATAAGGTGCGATATTTTTGCCCGGGAAAGTCCGGTTTTCAGCTCATAAGCGTTGATTATGGATTCCTTTATTTCTTCCAGCATTGCGATGGCTTTCTCCATTTCCTCTGTATCGCCTATAGCTATTGTCATTGGGTTGTGAATCATCATCATGCTGACAGGTGACATAAAGACGTCGCCTCCGGCCATGGCTATGACCGAAGCAGCGCTGGCCGCAATACCGTCAATCTTTACCGTCACTTTGCCTTTGTAATCCATCAGCATGTTATAAATTTGATTAGCTGCAAATATATCGCCGCCCGGGCTGTTAATCCAGATTGTTAAATCACCCTCTCCGGACAACAGCTCTGATTTGAACTGTTTGGGAGTTACTTCGTCTCCCAGCCAGCTTTCTTCGGCTATTGGACCGTCAATATATAATGTCCGGCTGCCATCATCGTTTTGTATCCAGTTCCAGAAGCGGCGAACCGGTTTTGGTTTTTGTGATTTGTTCATTTTTTGATCCCTCCGTTTCAGTATTGGTTTTGCCTGCAAATGCACCTGCATCGGCAAGCTTGGTCATGTTTCCGTTGACAAGATACAGATCACCGCCCAACTCCGCTGGGATCCGGTTCATGTCCTCAAGCTCGCGGATATCGTTCGCGCTCATCCAGCCGTTCTGACGAGCTACAGCGTAGCCGTTCATTCGGCTTGCATAATCACCGCGCAGAAGGCCATCTACATTGAATTTGACAAAATATATCCGCTTCTCTGACGGTAAAAGCAGCGCTTTTTGAAAAGCCTGTTCCCAGCGTACCACCCACGGGTCAAGCGTATATTTGACAAATTCCAGAGACTGCTGCTCGATGTTTGAAAAGCTTGACTTTTCGAGATCTCCAACCATATGGGGAGGTACTCGGAATATCCGAGCAATTTCGTTTATCTGGAACTTTCTTGTCTCCAAAAACTGTGCCTGTTCGGGTGGAATACCGATTGGCTGAAACTTCATACCCTCTTCCAGCACTGCAATGCGGTGAGCATTGGCACTGCCTTGATAGACAGCGTTCCAACTTTCACGCACCTTTGCCGGATCCTTTAATACGCCGGGATGTTCCAGAACGCCGCCCGGATTTGCACCGTTGGCAAAAAAGGACGCTCCGTACTCTTCACAGGCAATAGCCATGCCTATGGCATTTTTGGCCATAGCAATAGGAGAATATCCGATCAACCCGTCAAAACCGAGTCCTGGAATATGCAGCACTTCTTCACTTCGCAGGTATATAAGGCCTGCCTTCGGATTTGTCCTGCTTTCATCACTGTCGCGTCGATAAGTGTAAAACAACTCTCCGTTTGGAGCCCTGTCTACCGTCATCTTGTTTGGCAAAAGGGGATAAAGCGCCAGCGCTCGTCCGGAACCGTCCCTGATAATCTGAGCGTAAGCATTTCCCCATAAAAGAAGATGACTCATCAGTGTTTCCCGGAACACGAATGAAGTCATCTCAGGGTTTGGCTCGTCATGGAGCAGGTAATATAGCGGGTGAGTCAACGCTTTTTCTTTGCCACCATCTTCTTTGTATCGGTATACATGAAGCGGAAGCCCGGCGATGGCCTCTGCAAGTATCCGTACACAGGCATACACTGCCGTTGTCTGCATAGCCGTCCGCTCATTGACAGCCTTTCCGCTGGATGTGCCGCCGAAGAAAAAGCTGTATGCGTTGCCGAACAGGCTGTTTTTCGGCTTGTCCCTTGCTTTGAACAAGCGGGAAAATACACTCATATGATCAGCAGCCCCCTTTCATCATAAATTGATCCGTTGCGTTCATCCCCGCCATGCCTTAATGCACGGTCAAGCGCCATAATGAGCGCAACCGCACCATCTATTCTCTCGGTGGATTTCTCCTTGTCCGGCTTAATGTTTCCGGCGGGATCGGTTTTGACATAGATATTGTCCATCATCCAGCGCAGTACCGGATGACCACCATGGGCGATGCGTTCTTCCAATGTCAGCTTCATCAACTCTTTTGTAGGCGGCGACATATCCTTGAAACCCTGACCGAAGGGAACAACAGTAAAACCCAAGGCTTCGAGGTTTTGCGTCATCTGAATTGCGCCCCAGCGGTCAAAGGCTATTTCCTTAATGTTATATTTCATACCGAGTTCCTCAATAAAGGTTTCGATAAAGCCGTAATGCACTACGTTGCCCTCGGTGGTATATAAAAAGCCCTGCCGCTCCCAGACATCATAAGGTACGTGATCTCTCCGCACACGCTGATCGATATTCTCCTCCGGTATCCAGAAAAAAGGCAGTATCTGATATTTGTCCGATTCATCAAGCGGCGGAAACACCAGTACAAATGCAGTAATATCGGTAGTAGAGGACAGGTCAAGCCCGCCGTAACAAGTTCTGCCGCGCAATCCTTCCGCATCGACAGGAAATGCACACTTATCCCATTTATCCATTGGCATCCAGCGCACCGATTGTTTCACCCACTGATTTAAGCGGAGCTGACGGAATAAATTTTCCTCTGCGGGGTTTTGCTTGGCATTTTCACAAGCCACCCTCAGTTTTTCGATGTCCACTGTAATGCCCAGTGACGGATTAACCTTTCTCCATACCTTTTCACTTGTCCAGTCGTCTGTATCGGCTGCGCTGTAGATAACAGGGTAGAAAGTCGGGTCTATCTTTCGTCCCTGCAGAATATCCTCTGCCTTTTGATGCACCTCCCAGCAGATGGAATTGCGGTCGGTGCCAGCGGTTGTAATCAGGAAAAACAACGGTTGCTTCCTCGCATCGCCAGATCCGTGTAACATTACATCATAAAGATCCCGGTTTGGCTGGGCATGAAGTTCGTCAAATACCACACCATGGACGTTTAGCCCATGCTTCGTGTATGCCTCCGCTGAAAGCACCTGATAAAAACTGCCTAACGGTTTATATACCAGCCGCTTCTGCGACAGCATTGGTTTAATTCGAGACTTTAATGCCGGACACTGCTCCACCATATCTACCGCAACGTCGAAAACGATGGATGCCTGCTGACGGTCAGATGCACACCCGTAAACCTCGCCACCATGCTCGAAATCACCGCAGGTCAGGTACAGGGCGATGGCTGCCGCAAGCTCAGAATTGTGCGTAGGCACCATGGAAGTTCCTGCCAAATACTGGCGGGACGGCGAGCTCACCTGAATGCACCGCATTGGTATGCGCTCCTTTACAGGCTCTATGGAATGGATGTAGTGGTAATTGGATCGGGTCGGGGATGAGCCTGTTTCTTTGCGGCGGCGTATTTTTCTTGCAAGCCCGCTTGTGGGCAGATCTGCAAATGATGTGAACCTGATTGTATACAGCGTTCTGCCGGTAGGCTTGCCGCAGCGCAATGACGGGCTTTCTGTCATTGAGTTTTTTATGCCAAGGCTCCACAGCAGTTCACGGACGTCCAAGGCAAGCTGTTTTTCTGTGCTGACATAGGTGCTTTGCGCTTTTAATTTCCCTATGCAGCCGTCGGAATCCATAAGCCCCTGCAAGAGTTCCCAGCGCTGATTTTCGGAAGCCCTCAAATACTCCGAAGGAATATGCTTGCTGTGATGGGACTTTAATAGTACGCTTTTCAAAACGGGTATGCGCACGACCAC